CTCAGGCTCGGCTGCAGGCGCAAACACCGCCTTGCCCATCCCGATCAGCAGCATTGCCGCAGCGTCTTCAAGCTCTACAAAGGAGCCCGCCGCAGCAGGCTCCCCGGAGATCATGACGTTGCGCTTGATCTCAATTCGCATCACAATCAGGTGCCGAAACAGAAGGCGCCGGGCTGCTTGACGGCGAAGTCAACGTCTTGCAGGGCAATGACGCGGACGGTGCCAGCAGTAGCACCAGCGTAAGGATCCACAGTCAGATCCAGACCGGACCACATGCCCATGATCATCATGGAGAAGTCGCCGAACAGCGCATCGTTGTTCTGCAGTTGGTTGGACACGATCACCGGATAGCCGTTGATCTCGTTGTCCATGAACACGAACTGAGCGGTGTTCGTGGCCTTCTCGGTGGACTTCAGGGCGCCGCGTGCAGCAGCGTTGATGATGTAACGCAGGCTGCCAGCATCGGCGTTTGCAGAAGCCACATCGGTTTCCATGCCGATGTACTCCTCGAAGGTGCCGAAGGTGGTGATGGTCTGGCTGCCAATGCCGGTGGTGTTGGTCAGGCCCAGAGGCTGGTTGCTGGAACCGGTGCCGTAGATAGCAGCGCGGTCAATCTCAAGAGCGATCACACGAGCCAGGTCGTTACGAACCATGCCCTCAACATCGATCGAGGACTGGAGCAGCAGACGACGGCTGTAGTCCACATAAGCACCCACGGTCTTGGGCGTCATGTTGACTTGATCAACAGCTTGCTGGCTCTCGGTCGGAGCAGCGTTCTCACCCACCCAGTAGGCGGTGCTGGCGCTGGACTGACGAGGGATGCTGATGTTGCCCTGCAGGCCGCTCAGCATGGTCACGCCAGCTTGAGCGAAGGCGAGGCGGTTACGCAGCAGCTCGATGAAGGAACCAGCAAGCAGTTCATCATCAACGAGGTTGCCACCAGCGGAAGGAGTGCCGACCACTAGGTCACGACGCAGCACTTCGTTCGGCACCACGATGCCGTTAGAAGAACGCTCGTACTTGTCAGCAGCAGCCTTGCCGACTTCAATTTCAAACTCAGCTTCACGACGAGCCTGAGCATCACCCTGGTTGGCCAGGTAGTTCAGAGCCTTGACGAAGCTGAATTGACGAGTCTCCTTTTCGGAGAGGCCAAGATCGTTGGCGTCGATGCGGTGTTCCACAGGTTGGTTGCCGATTTTTTCGAGAACAGCAGCACGGGCCTCATCAACCGACTTACCGCCGTCGATCAGTTCGCGTGCCAATTCGGGGAGCTTATGACGCTCACCCAGTTTGTTGATGGCGGCGATACGGTTGCGCTCGGCCTCAACGGCCTCGGACCGGATCACCTCCAGGTCAGGAGTGTTGTCCATGACAGGTTCAGTCATAGGGTTTGCAGGAGATGCGGCCGGGGCCGCTTGCTCGGTTTCGGAATCGTCCAAAGAACGTCCGACCCCAACAGTGGGATCAGCAGGAATGCTGACCACACTGACCTCGAAAGGCGACCATCGGGTCGCAACGAAGTCATTTTCGCGTTCCTCCATCTTATCAATGGAGTACCCGAATGAAACGCCACGAAGAATTCCGTCACGTACGTCTGCAAGCACTTCCTGCGCTTGCTTATTGCGCGAGAAGCGCACATTGACGTAACCGCGTTTCTTTTCACCATCGACCCATGCACGTTCGACAACGCCGATGATGCGATCTGGATCATGGTTGAACAACAGCGGTGCGCCATCGTTCAGCCGCTCAAGATTGGCGGCATCCATCTCGTGGCTCAAGATCTCGTTTCCGAAGTAACGAGCCACGGGATACTCAGAACTGAACGGAAACTCAATCGTCCGCTCGTCCAACATGTTGAAACTTGTAGTCTCAACACGCTTGAATTTCGCGCCTTCAAGGTCGCGAACGTTCACTTCTTCCATTTCGCGTAGTGCTTCGATCTTTGTCAGTGTACTGAATCGATGTCCCACCATCGTTTCAGTAGCTTCCCAACCATCATCACCAGGGCGATAAATACGAATCAATGCCGCAGGATCCTCCGCAGTCGCATTGATGCTGAATTCCGAATCGGGAACTCCAAGCGTACCTTCGCGCATGATGTGCTCAATCCGACCGCGAGCACGCCCCCCGGAGCTGTTCCAGCTCACGAAATCACCTTCCTTCAAATCCCCCGGCTCAGCCCGCACCTCACTGCGGTCGCCAGTAGCTTCCTCGAATTCCATCACCTCATAGTTGCGTTCGTCCAGCCAGGCACGAGCCTCGGCAGCAGTGAACTTCGACAAACGGAATCGGATCGCCTGCAAATCAGCGCCATCCTCGCCCTCTTTGATTCCAAAGATGAAGTCCACTCCATCACCTCCAGCATCATTCCGGCGACGGAACCGGTCATACTGATCAGGATTCCGCAGACGAGCGGCATGTTCGTTCGGGTACGGCCTGCCAGATTGCATCTCCTCTGATTCATCGATCAGGCGCTCTGGCACAATCCAGAATTTGCAAACGCCCTCAGGCGCAATGTCTCCACTGACAATTTCGCAAGCACGTGGACCTGCATAAAACGCACAGTTAGAGCAAACAACACCTTTATCCGCAAACGGACTTTCGGCCATGTAATGCGAACCATGCGCTCCAGCACTCTGGTCAAACTGACCAAGCTCTTCTGAGATATCCTCAAGTGCCTCATACAGCTGCACCTGAGGCGCAGTCATATCTGCGGTCAACTCGCGATCGTCATCCATTCCCGCTACCAAGCGATCACTCCAAGCTTTACCCGCATCGCCGCCCCAAGCAGCCCATGCCACGCGACCCGGTGACGGATACCCTTCCTCGCCGGGGCTGAAACCCTCGGCCTTCTTATCCACCTCGTGACGCGCAAACCATGCGCTCATCGTCACAATCGTCTCATCGCTCAGCTCATCGCCGCTCAAAATCTGGCTCGCACGTCGAGCAGCAACCTCAGTGCCACCCTCGTGACCTTCCTCTTTCCAAGCGCGATAACGACGCGCCTCTTCACGCATCCCTTCAGTCGGCATGGCAGGCATTACTCAACAACCTCCGGCGGTGGTGGTTCCACAATGTCACGATCAAGCTCCACACTAAGGTCAGCCGCTGCTTGTTGCTCGCGTGACAGCTCGGTCAAGTTGTCGTAGAAGTCTCCACCAAGTTTCGCAACGATTTGCGATTTTGTCATGTATCCCGCTTGCTCCATCTCGCGGTAAGCCTTCGCTTCCTTCAACGGATCCACCCAATCCCAACCACGAGCCATCCAACGCGGTGTGTCGTACCGCTCCGGCCTCGCGTCATAGTCATCAAACGGCAGCTCACCGGTCAGCACAGCCAAATTCAGCCACTCGCGGAACACCCGCATGTGGAAGTGCTCGATCATGTAAGCCTGCACAACCTTCCAGTGCTCACGGTCCTCAAGCAAGCTCAGCCTGCTGCTGCTGTAGTTCGTATCCGAAAAATCACGACTCAGAGTCTCATAGCTACACCCAAAGCCGCTCGCAAACCTGCGCACCTTATTGCGCACAAACATCTCGAACTGCTGGTCGGGTGAGTTGATGTTCGGCACCGTGACGTTCTGGCCCGGCTCCAGATACTTGAACATCCCTGGCTCGAACTCCGAAATCCGGCGCTGATCCTCAACGTCATCGCCTTCCAGCTCACCTTCAGGCGATGTCACAAACCCCATGATCGATGCACCGGCACGCGCACGGATCACCGCAGCCTCCTCGTAACCCTGAAGCTGATGCGCATCTGCCATCACCGGATGGAACCACGGCACACCGCGATGTTGCTGCGGGCGCTCGGGGATGAACAGATGAATCACGTCCTCGGCAGGCAGGAACACATGCTTCCCACCCTTCTCGGGCACGTTCTGGAACCAGTAATCACCTGGATGGCGCGTCAAAAATGCGTACCGCACCGGGCGGCCCCATTCGTTGATCTCAACGCCCATCCGCCACTCGTTTCCCCTTGCAAGCGTCGGACCCTGGTACTCCTCGTCCAGCACATCGGCTTCAAGCATCTCCAACGCCAATGGCACTCGGCTGCCACCAAACGGACGACGGATGATCCTGAACAGCGCTTCACCGGATTCCGGTAACGCACCAACGGCCAACCACTCCATCATGTGGAAGCTATGCCGACCAGCAACATCGCAATGCTGCGCACGGCACCACATGTTCCACTTCTGCTCGATCAGGCGGTTGACCTGCTCATTCGGTTTCCGCGTCCGAACCTGCTGCACCTGAGACTGCAGCTTGATGCCCGAGCCAACAACGTTGATCTGCGTCGTTCGCTTCGCCTGTTTGGCGTACGGGTTGTTCCGCACCATTTCGCGGCTGCGGTCACGCAGCTTCCGCAAACTGGTCCGAATCTCGGCATCAGCGCTTGCCTGCGATGACATCCAGTCATTCGTCAGGCGCGAGATCAACGCACCGGCATAAGCACGACGCCGACTCCGACGCGGTTGATCACGCGGAATGGGCTGCAAACCGAGGCGCCTGAGCAGTCTTGTGCGGAATCCCATCAGCCTCGATCGAATCGAATGTAAAGATTATGCGGATCACCAAGCCCAGAAGCGATCAGTTTCGCTTTGTTTTCCTTGGCCACAATTGACTTTAGCCTTGATTCAAGCTCGATCAACTCAGACAGATCGTACCGCTTCAGGTTGCGATTGCCGATTCTGTACTCAGAAACAGCACCACCACTGATCAAACTGCGGATCGCAGCCTGCACTGCATCCAGATCTTGCTGCGCTTGCGTCCGGCCATCGAATGCACCCGGCGTTCCCGAGT